ACGAGTTATGCCCCCTATTATTAAGCTCATCTAAATTAATATTATTATTGCTACACCATTTTTCAAGTTTATCGCCGCTATCAAAAAATTCTATATCGTCAGAAGTATTAAATATCTGTCTGATTTCGGCACCTCTGTAGATAGAAAAATCTGGCTTCTCAGCTAAGAACTCTAAAATTTCTGATTTTAACGTTTCAGACATTTTGTCAATAAGTTCAAATGTTTCGTTTTTTAATGATTTTTTAATAGATATTAGAGCTTTTTGATCATTTTCACTTTTTTTACTAACAGTTAAATATTCTTCACAAGCTTTAGTATCTATGTAGTTTTTTATATCTTGTAAAAAACTTTGTTTTGATATGTCCATTGTCATTTCTCCCTCTAAACTTAAAAAGTATTTTTTATTGATCTTATACCTACTATTATAGCCTCTTTCCCTTTTATGTCAAGTGTTTTCTTTTATTTATTTTATATAAGGTACAACACTTAAGCAAAACTTAAGCAAAACTTAAGCAAAACTTAAGCAAAAAAAGCAAATTTGTAGGTAACAATGGCACGCTGCTGTTACCCTACTTTCGTAAGTAAAGGAGCGTAAACTACGCAAAAGATATAGGTTAAAGCTTAGTAGTTAAAATATACAGATTAAAATAGATTAAATCTAATTATAACTTGGATTATTCTCTTTTACTAGACTAGTCAGATTTAATATACATTATAGCTTTGATTTCACTAAATGTTACCCACAAACCAAGGGTAATGTTACCCTAAAAAAAGGGGTCGACGGTATCACAAAAAATGTATATTTTTCAATGACAATATGTCTATTATATACTCTTGTTACCTTGTTACCTTTTATTATTAATGTTTATAAAGTGTTATGTTATATTTTACATATTATGTACATAAGTAACTATACGTAAATGGGTTATAAGGGAAACAACGGTACAACGGTAATTTCGGTAACAAAATGGGCTAAATGCCTGATTGTACTAGTTTTATTGGCTTTTTTTTATTTGGATTTTTGGGTAACATTGTTTTCGAGCAAAAAATACATTAAAATGTGAGCATGGAATATGCTAAAACACTAAAAAAAGAACATACTGAAGCTTCACAATTAGCTGTGAAGCTAAATTGGCTTTTAAAAGATGTTCTTTGGTTTAAGATAGCTAATGAACGCCAAGGGGCCAAAGAGCGTGTGTATCTAGCTGCTGAGGGCGTTAAAGCCGGAGTGCCTGACGTATTTATCGCCGAAGCACGAAAAGGCTATCACGGGCTTTGGGTTGAGCTTAAACGGCTAAGAGGTGGCGTGGTTAGTAAAGCTCAGAGGGATTTTGCTTTATTAGCCCAACAGCGAGGTTATAAGATCATTTTTCCGCGAGGAGCAAAAGAGGCTTTTGCGGAAATTAGAGAGTATCTCGGTGTTGCGAATGATTTGATATAGATGCGCGTATAGCGGTATCTTCGCGCTCAGCTCCTCTTGAGATATATGTTGCTAAAATGATACCTACTATCCAGCTACTCACGATAGCTATTAAGAAAATTCCTATCAGTATGCAAGTTGGGTATAGTGTGTGTAAAGTTAAAGTGTCCATTGTCATATCTCCTTTTAGTTAAAAACATCTTCTAGTCATGCTGAGTATCAGCTGCCGGGTAGCCCGCCTTAATTAAAGTTTTATTCACATGTTTTATGAAAGTGTCGATTGCTCTTTTATCTGTGAAATCTTCAGTATAGAATTTATTTTTTTTTATATCGTAGTAAAAAATACCGTCAAGCATCTGCCAATTTTTGCTTATCGGTATTCTTTCATCTCCAAAATAGTAATTATATTTTCCGTTTAGTGTTATGCCGTTAAATCTCTCCCAATCTTTAAAATATATTCTGCAAGGAGCTACGTGTTCGTACATATCTCCTTGAAATTCCAACAGTAAGATGTCAACTATGGTTTTTGCGTGCATTGTCGTATTCTCTTTTTTATTGATCTAAAACGTCCGAAATACCGTATATTTCTTTTAACTTTTCTAATCGTTTTTATGTTCTTTCTCTACTTGTACTAAATAAGCCGAGAGAATTTCGTTTGCGGTAAATTCTTTTACTGTCAGAGCTGTTTCGAGGATATAGGTATTGCTTGACTCATCGTATATATATATCTGAACTCTTATAGAATTTTTATTTTTGTTTTTCAGTTCCGCTTTAAATTGTGTAAGATAACCTTCTTCAAGATATTCAAATTCAATCCACTTATCAGAATTTGATATTTGCGTATCTCTTATATCGTGGTGTTCGACTTCAGCAATAACTGTATACTTTGCAGTGCTTTTATCTTTAAGTGTTTCCATTGTCATTTCTCCTCTTAACTAAATTCTAAAATACTTAATTATTATTGATCTTATACTTACTATTATATACTTAATCTACTTAATGTCAAGTGTTTTTTGTTATTTATTTACAATAAAACGCAGCATTGATTGGGGCGGCATATCTCTTTGAGTATACAACTCTTATCCTATATGATAAGAGAAGGGGGTGCGGGTGGGGGTTGCCCCCGGGCGATGGGTTACTTATCTCTTTGAGTATACAGCTCTTATCATATATGATTTTATATATGGGAACATAAGGGGGGCACGGAGATAACCTCAAAAAATCTCCCCAAGTTTTTAGGCAGTTGAGCAGTTACTCAAATGCTAAATTTAACACTTGAGCAGTTCCTCAAAAACAATTTTTAAAATGCCCTGTATTATTAATTAGTTACTGGAGTTATTTTTAGGCAGTTGAGCAGTTACTCAACTGCTAAATTTAACACTTGAGCAGTAAGCCGCTTTGAGTATACAGCTCTTATCATATATGATTTTATATATGGGGACATAGGGGGGGGGTGTGGTGGTAGCTAGCTTTATGTATTGCATCTAAATAGCTTCTCGATTCCTTTTTTATTATCTGAATTTACTGCTAAACTAGTTCTTATTTCTTTTTGCCAGAGGCATTCAAAGTCTGTAGGGGCGTTGTATTCACTTACATAAACAACACGCTGTTGTTTGCTTTTTTTTCTATTTGTTCCATTTTTTAATTCCTGATGTTTTTTATTGAAAAAGAGCATTCGGTTCACTTTTCAAACCTGTGTATAACCTGTGTATAACCTGTGTATAACCTGTATATAACCTGTATATAACCTGTATATAACCTGTATATAACCTGTATATAACTTGCTTTTTTGCTACGCGAAATATAGTATATTCAACAAAATGGCATTTTGTTACGCAAAAAAGGAGGCGATGTCCTATGGCTGAGAGCAGTTTAGTAGCTAAAACTAAAAGAAAACTTACAAAGAAAGAGAAGCTAAGAAATAAAAGGAACACACGACAGTTCAGTAAAAAAGATTTAGAAGTGATTGAGGCGATGGCGCAGGTAGGACATACACAAGATGGCATTGGTAAATTTCTAGGATGCTGCGGTGAGACAATCCGAAATCATAAAGAGTCGTATGCTGCATGGAAGGATGGGCGTGCGATGGCAAAGTCACAAGTGTCAAATGCGCACTTTCATTGTGCTAAACGTAAAAGTTCAAAAGATTTTCAAGAACGTAAATTATTCATGCAGTTACAGATGGGATATGGTGAAGTTACGCAGAGTGCAGCTATTGATAAGGACTGTGCAAACAGTGAGCAGTATGAATTGGCTGTTGAAAATATGACAGATAAAGAGTTGACTGATTTAGAGGAAATGATGAATAGGCATTTGCGCAAAAAAGAAATAGTAGGGGGTAGCTAATGCTGAAATTGAATCGAATATATCAAGGAGATTGTCTAACTTTAATGCAAGACATTTCGGATAACAGTGTAGATTGTATAATAATTGATCCTCCCTATTCAACCCCTGTGCTTACAGGATTCGGTAGAAAAAAAGTACTAAATGTAGCCGATCTTTCGATACAAGAAGGGTTTTTTAATGAAATACGGCGGGCATTTGGGCGAATACTGAAGTCCTCCGGACGAGTTTTTATTTTTTGTGATGATAGATTTTATCCGATTTTGTTCGCGGTTTTTTATTCTTGGAAAAATAAAAATTTGTTAATTTGGAATAAAGGGAGAATTGGTATGGGAAATCCTTTTCGCAAACAGCATGAATTAATCTTTTATGTAAATAGAGAATCTTTTAATTATCGTAGATCTGAAAATATAAAGTATTACTCAACTGTTTTAGACTATTCAGTTGAAAAAAATAGAGTACATCCTGCACAAAAACCAATCAGATTACTTGAAGATTTGATTTTGGGTTTTACAGACGAAAAGGATTTAGTTTTAGATTGTTTTGTTGGAAGCGGTACTACTGCTGTCGCTTGCAAAAATTTAAATAGAAATTTTATTGGAATAGATTTGTCAGCAGAATATTGTGAACTTGCAAGAGCTAGATTACAAAATGAATAATGAACAACAGCAAGAGCTTTTTATAAAGTCTTTAGCTAATATTCAACAAGAGTTATGTCTTCGATCTCTCTTTAATTTTGTACGTCTTTTTTGGTCATCTGTAGACGGAAGTCAATTTGTTGACGAGTGGCATTTGCGCGCAATCTGTGAACATTTAGAGGCTGTTTATGCGGGACGTATTAAACGCTTGATAATCAACATACCTCCACGGTGTACTAAGACTCTGATAAATAGTGTGTTTTTTCCAATTTGGTGTTGGCTAAAAAATCCAGCATTAAATATATTGACAGGCAGCTATTCAAAAGATTTAGCTCTTGGCTCTGCTGTTCAGTCGAGATATCTATTAAATTGTCCAAAGTTTAGGCAGCTCTTCGGTGATAGAATACCTCTTGTAGACGATCAAAACCAAAAATCTAACTATAGAAATACATCGCACGGTGTTCGTCGTACCTACTCAGTTCTTGGGACGCTAACCGGAACCGGTGGAGATATTATCGTCATCGATGATCCACTCAATGTTGTAGACGGGTGGTCGCGATCGCGCAGAGATACGTGTAACCGTTGGTATGATGAGGCACTTTCTACTCGACTAAATGACCCGGCGACTGGAGCAATTGTTTTAGTGATGCAGAGGCTGCATGAAGACGACCTTTCGGGTCATTTGCTCGAGCGCGGAGGGTGGGAGCATCTGTGCTTGCCGATGTGGTTCGATTCTGAGCGTAGGTGCAAAACGTCAATTGACTTTATTGATCCGCGAGCAAAAGAGGGTGAGCTTTTGACCTCGAGGTTCTCTGTAGAATATCTTGAAGAAAAAAAGCGGGATTTAGGTGAGTGGGGTATTGCTGGGCAGATGCAGCAGAGGCCAGCTCCTGTAGAAGGCGGTATTATCAAACAGGAGTGGTGGCAATATTACGACGGAAAAAGTAAAAATTTTGCGGCTCCAATAATTTCAATTGATTCGGCTTTTAAGACAGGTGAGGAAAATGACTACACAGTTATTACAGTCTGGGGCATGAGTGCTGGGTCGGCTTATTTAATTGATATGTTTAGAGGTCGTGTTGAGTTTCCTCAATTAAAAACAATGACTAATGCACATATTAATAAATATAAGCCTCGGATTGTTTTAGTTGAAGATGCGGCAAGTGGGCAATCTTTGATACAAGAGTTTAAACAGATCTGTAGGTATGCTATAAAAGCGGTAAAAGTAGATCGTGACAAAGTGTCAAGAGTTCATGCTGTATCGGCGATGGTGCAAGCAGGGAATGTGTTTTTAGATAAGAACGCACCCTATTTGCTTGATTTTCTTAAGGAATTTTTAAACTTTCCGAATGGTAAGCACGATGACATCGTGGACAGTACGACACAAGCGCTCGATTACATTCAGAGAGAAGGTGGCAATCAACCGCGAGTTACAAGAATATAAATTTTGAGGTAAAAATGGGACTTTTCGGCAAATCAAAAAAAGAACATATAGTAAAGTTGCAGAAACAAGTGGATTATTTAGAGAAAAAAACTTGTAGCGCGGAGCGTCAATCTATTGTCGATTACATATTAGCTGGAGTAGGTGCTGCGGAATTTGAAACTATTTCAGCCACGCAAGCTATTTCTTTTTATAAAAATATTTCAGCTTTGCGTCATGCGGTAGGCATGATTACTGAAAACTTAGCGACTATTGAGCTGAAAGTAAAAGATACTTCTAAAGATATATTTTTAGAGAAGCATCCCGTTTTAGACTTATTAGGAAAGCCCAATGTGGTTGAAACATACTATGCTTTAATTTCTAAATTGACTATTTCGTATTTAGTAACCGGGGACATGTATGTTAACTCAACAGGTCAAGTGCTTAGACCTCCGTTGGAGCTATATTCAATTCCATCTTCAAGTATAAAAATTAAGCTAAATGTTAAAGACGGTTTTCCTGAATCCTATCAAGTCCAACCAACCAACACTCCTTCAATTTTCTATCGTAACGATGTTAAAGGGTTATTTAGGTATTATACAAAAGACGGAAGCTCCGAGCTATACCATGCTCGATACGCTAATCCCGACGAGAGTTCTGACGGATTCAAAGGGTTGTCAAAAGTTCAATCTGTTTTTTTTGAACTGGAGCAACATAGCATAGGAAATATATACAATACTTCTCTACTAAAAAGAGGGGGTAGGCCATCTGTCATTTACAGCAGCGCACTTTCTTTAAGCCAAGATCAAAGAGACACTTTTTTAGAATACATAAAAGAGTTTCATGCGGGTGAGCGCAACGCCGGTGAAGATCTACTTCTGGAAGGTGATATGAAAGCAGATGTTGTTTCAATCACTAATAAAGATATGGATTTTGCCAATTTGAGGCAAGTTGTCACTGATACTATTTATCGAGTATATAACATCCCTCTTGCATTAGTTTCAAAAGATACAATGACTTACAATAACTTAGAAGTTGCACGCATGGAGCTATATGATCAAGCAGTACTACCGGCAGCTACGAGAATTTTTGAAGAGCTTACACAGCTATTAATGCCGCGCTATCCTAATAGTGAAAATTTAATTATCACATATGACGAATCACAGATTAATGCTCTTGAGCCGAGGCGTAATGATGAAATAGCTAAGAAAGCTGAGCTTGGTGTTTTGTCGATTAATGAGCAAAGAGCTTTAATCGGATACGACAGCATAGAGGGTGGAGATATTATATATGGATCCGCAGCTGAGATCCCGATCGGCAGTGTGAGTGAAGAAAAAAAGCATTTTGTTAATATTTTAAAAAAGCAAATAGATGATAAAGGGGTGAGACTTCATTCAGACGATGATATATCGAAACTTGTGAAAAAACATTATGGCGAATGATTTAAGTTTGAATACAACGAGAACTGAGCAGCAAATTTATGCGGCGCAAGATACTGCCGCAAAAATGCAACTCGAGAAGTTACTTATAGTTAAGTTGCGTAGATTTTATAGAAAAATAAGCAGTGAGTTTAATATTATATATCGACAAACTGGGCATTCAATTAGTGCTTTTACTTATCAGAGTGAATTGCAAGATATTTTAGAGGAGCATTATAAGAAAGTAATTGCTCGGTTTTCAAAAAGATTAAGACGCGCAAGCATTAAAAGTTTTAAACAAGATGAAAATGATAGTAGTATCGACAGAGAGTTGAATCAGTTTATTGCGAGCTACGCAGGTGTTCGGGCTGCACTTATTTCACAAACTAATGAAGATGAAATAAACAGGGCGGTGATAGATGCATCTGATTTAGTCGATGCTACTTCTAGAGAGCAAGTAGCGGATTTGGCTACTGAGCTTATTATTGCTAATGGGTATGATCGAGCGGATACAATTGCGCTTACAGAGACACAAATACCTGCTGAGAAAACGAAAGAAGTAGAGCTTGCAGCGGTGGCGGCGACTGCTGCAATATTGCAGACAGAGCAGACGCACGAGAAAGTTTGGATTGCAGTTTTAGATCAAAAAACACGACTCGGTCATGTTTTTGCAGATGGGCAAGTTGTTAGTGCTGATGCGCCTTTTTTAGTTGATGGAGAATATTTGCGATTTCCTGGAGATCCGAATGGTTCCCCGGGGAACATTATTAATTGTCGGTGTGCTAGTGTACCGAAAATAAGAGGATAAATTATGACACAGCTTTTATTATTAGATGGAGTAAGCACGGATACTGCGGGCGAGCCTTTTGTTGTTGATGGGGGTTCGTATACTGTGGTTATTGAGGCGACAAGTTTTGGTGGTGGTACGGTAACTTTGCAAGGGCGCTACGGTAAGAGCGGCAATTGGCTAGTTCTAACAGACAACGGAGTTCCTGCTGAGTATACGGCGGGCATTTTGAGAGTACTTAGAAGTTTTGCGCGAGGGATGGAGATTAGGGCGATATTGTCAGGATCGACAGGAGCATCAAATGTTACAGTCAGGCTGGTGTAATAATGCAAATTGTTGATGATTTACTTATATGCTCGCTTGAATGCGTGATCGGGGATCTCCTCGGTGAGGGTGGCACAGAACCACCTCCGATGTATCTCATCGACAACGACGATGATTTTATGATTGATAGCGATAGTGATTATTTGATAGAGGTATAGAGAATGGCTACAAAAAATATTGAGCAATATTATTTACACAGGTTTGTTGGAAATGTAGCGACGTTAAAAACAATAGACACAACTTCTTTTGCATCAAGCGTTATTTGTGTATGTAAAGCTAAAGGTGTCTATGTTTACGACCCGGCATCTGTTGCAACACCGGATGATGATGTATATGTTAAGCCTGATACCGGAGCTGGGCTCTGGGTTAGAACAACCGACATTGTGGTTCATGAATATTTAGATAATATTGTCGAGGACTTAACGCCGCAATTAGGCGGAGACTTAGATGTAAATGGCAAAGTTATTGTGTCAGTATCAGATGGTGACATCGCGATTACGCCAGATGGAACAGGTAATGTGATTCTTGACGGTTTGAAATATCCACAAGCCGATGGAACAATTGGTCAGGTCATATATACAGATGGCTCAGGACAGTTAGCTTTTAAAAATGATGATCCGGGCATAACGGCATTGGTCGACGACACAACTCCGCAATTAGGAGGAAATCTTGATGTCAATGGCAAGAGCATAGTGTCAGTATCAGATGGTGACATCGCGATTACGCCAGATGGAACAGGTAATGTGATTCTTGACGGTTTGAAATATCCACAAGCCGATGGAACAATTGGTCAGGTCATATATACAGATGGCTCAGGAC